ACTATTCTTTGACGGGGGGTTTTAACATTACGCGCGCGACACCCCTCCACTCTCTACCCATATATTTTTTCTAAACCTTGTTGGGTGGGTTTTGGGTGGGGTGGTTTTGGCCTATGTTGAGCCTGTGTGGCTCAAGAAAGGCTTGTGTTTCCGCAGGTCAAAGAGGGTGCGGGAGAAATTGTAAACTCCCACCCTTGTATATAGTAGAGGGGCTTTTTAAAGCCCCGCCCCTCTACCGGCTTGAGGCCTTTCAGGCCGAAAGCGGCGCTTCGCTTGGGGCTTCGCGCCGCGACCGAGTGTTAAGCGAGGTCGCTCACTCACTACCTTCGGTTCGCTCCCGGTAGTGAAAACTAAAAATTTTTTTAACCTTATGAATAGTTATGACGGGCTATTTTTATACCTAGAGGAGTTCCTAGTCTTATGCCTAAACAGCAGGACAGTCTCCATCTACGCCTAGCGGCTGGTAAGACTCTTGATTCTAATGAGTCTAAGTCCAGGCTGCTTGAGATGATAGCCAAGGGTTTCAGTGTTGAGGATGCCTGTAAGGCTGTTGGTAAGTCTTCTAAGACTTTTTATTATTATACTAAGTCTGACCCAGATTTTGACCGTGAAGTTAAACTTGTCCGCGCCCTTAAAGCCAGGGGTGGTCAAATCTCTGATGAAGACAAAGCAATGTCGTTTAGGGATTTTCGTAAAGAGTTTATGAAGTCTGAGACGTTTGCTCATCAGCAGAACGTTATTGACCTTATTGAAAATAATGACCCTTCTTGGTTACACCCAAGTATGTTGTTTGAGCAGGGTGTTAAAAACTATGTGCTAGTTAATATGCCTCCTGAGCACGCCAAGTCAATGACAGTCTCAATTGACTACATCACATATAGAATCTGTGTTGACCCTAATGTGCGTATCAAGGTTGTGTCTAAGACACAGACTATGGCCAAAGAATTTCTTTACGCTGTTAAACAGCGTTTGACTTCCCCGTTCTATGTGGACCTTCAACGTAGGTTTGCACCGGCTGATGGGTTTAAGGCCACTTCTGATAAGTGGACCCAGGACGCAATTTATATTGAACGTGAGTCCGGCGAAAAAGACCCGACTCTTCAAGCACTTGGTATTGGTGGACAAATTTACGGTGCCCGCGCCGATTTGATTATTCTTGATGACTGTGTGACTTTGTCTAACTCTGGTGAGTATGAGAAACAGATTAGATGGATTCAACAGGAAGTCTTAACACGTATCGGTCCAACAGGTAAACTTCTCATTGTTGGTACCCGTGTTGACCCTATTGATATGTACCGTGAACTTCGCACTAATGACAGGTACCCTGAAGGTAAGTCTCCTTGGACTTATTTGGCTATGCCTGCGGTTTTGGAGTTTGATGAGAATCCTGAGAATTGGGTTACTTTGTGGCCTAAGTCTGATAGGCCTTGGTCTGGCGACCCTGTGGACCCTGATAAGGACGGCCTCTTCCCTAGATGGGATGGAATTAGACTAAAGCAACGCCGCAGCGTTTTGGATGCTAAAACGTGGGCTATGGTTTATCAACAGCAAGATGTTGAATCTGAGTCTGTGTTCTCTGCTGAACTTGTTCGTGCCGCAGCGAATGGTATGAGAGGTTGTGGTCCGCTTGTTGCCGGTGCTCCTGGTTATCCTGCTGACACTTCAGGCTTCTACACCGTTTGTGCTATGGACCCTGCTATGTCGGGTGACACCTTTACGGTTGCTATTTCTGGTGACAGGAATACTAAACGTAGGTATCTTCTTGATGCTTCTCGTATGCCTGCACCAACTCCGCAACGCATTAGGGAAATAATTTTTCAATGGACGGAACGTTATAAGCCTGCTGTTTGGGTTATTGAGAAGAACGCTTTCCAATTGTTTCTTACCCAGGATGAAGAAATTAACGCTTTTCTACAATCACGGGGTATACGTCTTGTACAACATTACACGGGCAATAACAAGATGGACCTTGAGTATGGTGTTGCTTCTCTTGGTACTTTGTTTGGCAATTTTGGTCCGGATGGCAAGCCCGCTAAGAACGCTCTTATTGAGTTTCCGAGGGCAGAGTCAGAAGGCGTTAAAGCACTTATTGAACAATTAATTACTTGGTCTCCTGGTACAAAGAATAAACAGGATGGTCCTATGGCTTTATGGTTTGCCGAAACCCAGTTAAGGGATTATGTGAACCAGCAAGGTAGTTATGGCAAAACTTGGGTTAGAAACCCTTTTGCTACACCAATTGATTTAGCCAAACGACAAGTTGTTGATTTGGAAGAGTATGCAAGAAAACAACGAGCAGCCAACGCTGGCTGGTTTTAAGGAGTAATAACAATGGCACCAAAACCAAAAAAATCAAGTAGACCTAGAGATATTTATGATGTTAGTTCTGAATACTATCAAGGTAAAAAAGAAAAAAAAGGTAATAGAACAGCATTTATAAATGATGGTACCGGATATTTAAGCACTTCTTATACTCGTAATGGCAAAAAAGAGACTATGACTAATTACGATGCAAGAAACGCTAAAGGCGATTATATGAAATTTGAAGTCCCTAGAGGTTCAGCAAAGACTGCTCAAGCAGAACGTGGTAAAACACTTGGACGTGCTAAAAAAGTTGAGACATCTATTAAAAGAGCAGCCTCAGTTAAAAAACTTGCTACTAAAACTTCTAAAGCAGAACGTAGCAGAACAGAATCACGTAAAAGTACTCCAAGAAAACCTAAAAAGTTATACTAAAGGATTAATGTGGCAAGAGACATACAAGATATTGCTAATGCTTACCAACAACTAAAACAACGATACGCAAACCGTGATTCACGTTGGTCTGATGTTTTAGAAGTTCGTAAAGGTAACATTAACCAAGTTTTCCCAGGACTATTCCCAGCCGAATACCCTAAACCTATGGTGGCAAACTTTATTGACGTTGCCGCACGCGACATCGCTGAAGTAATTGCACCTCTTCCTGCTATTAACTGTTCAGCAACTAACGCTGTATCTGACCGTGCACGTACCCGTGCCGACAAGAGAACAATGATTGCTGCCGGCTACCGCGACACTTCACGCCTACAGGTTGAGATGTTTACCGGTGCCGATAGATATATTACTTTTGGTGCCCTACCTTTCATTGTTGAAGCAGACTACGATAACAAAACCCCACGTATCCGTTTAGATAACCCTTTCAACTCATACCCTGAGTTTGACCGCTTTGGTCGTTTGCTTTCCTACACAAAACTTTATGTTAAAGCCGCACAAGATTTAGTTAACGATTTCCCAGAATATGAATCAGTTATCCTTGGTAAGTTTGAACAACGTGGTTCTATGCGCCCTGTACAACTTGTGCGCTATATGGACAAAGATGAAACAGTTCTTTTCTTACCTGAACGTGGTAACTACATTTTACAACGTGCCAAGAACCCTCTTGGTAGATTAAACGTAATTTTTGCTGTAAGACCTGGTGTTGATTCTGATGAACAACAACGTGGACAGTTTGATGATGTTCTATGGGTGCAAGTCGCACGTGCCCGTTTTGCTACTTTACAACTTGAGGCGGCACAAAAATCTGTTCAAGCACCCTTTGCGTTGCCTTCAGATGTTAACGTCCTTGAAATGGGACCTGACGCAACTATACGTTCCGCATCTCCTGAAAAGATTCGCCGTGTTGATTTAAATGTGCCCCCTGGATTATTTGCTGAATCACAAATACTTGACCAAGAAATGCGTATGGGTGCACGTTACCCTGAAGGACGCCAAGGCGTAAGCCAAGGCAGCATTGTTACAGGTCGTGGCGTTGAAGCCCTTATGGGTGGATTTGATACACAAGTTAAAACAGCACAGTCTGTTTTGGCTGAAGCATTAAAGCAAGTTTTTGAACTTTGCTTTGAGATGGATGAAAAACTTTTCGGTAACTACGAGAAGACGGTTCGCGGCGTAGATGCTGGCGCACCGTATGAAATCACCTATACCCCCAACAAGGATATTGATGGGGATTATACGGTTGATGTCACCTATGGACTGATGGCCGGATTAAACCCCAACCAGGCTTTGGTATTCGGACTTCAAGCGCGTGGAGACCAATTAATTTCCCGTGACTTCCTCCGCCGTCAGATGCCGTGGGAAATAAACGTTACACAAGAAGAACAAAAAATTGAAATTGAAAAACTGCGTGATTCTCTTGTTGCAGCAATTAGTGGATACGCTCAGGCTATTCCTTCATTGGCAACACAGGGTCAAGACCCTGGTGAGATTTTAAGTCGTATTGCAACAGTTATAGCAGGCAGACAAAAGGGTCAACCTATAGAGCAGGTAATCGCGGAAGCGTTTGCCCCTCAAGCACCGCCCCCTTCTGCTGAGGCTGCAGTCCCTGGTATGGAACAACCCGTCCCCGGTTCCACAGGTGAGGCTCCCTCCGGTGGTGCTTCAGGTTTAAGTGCAGCAACTGGTGGTCCACGTGGTGTGGCACCAGGACAAGTAGGACAAGGTGGAAGACCACCGATACAGTATTTGCTGGCCGGGTTAACCGGTTCTGGCAAACCCACACTATCTTCTAGTGTGACAAGAATGGTCCCTGCGGGCTAAAAAGGAAAAAGAATGAAGTCATTTAGTGGCGGCAAGAAGCCAGCAAACCAAGGTTCTGCTGGAAAAGCATACGAACAACCAGTTAGAAAATCTGGTGTTCCAAAGGCTGCAAAACCAGGTATGTCAACAATTATGTTTGGCAAACAACCATCTGGTACACGTGGTAGTTCAGCACCAAAACGCGCTGGAAAATAAACAATTAATTTAAGGACGTATAAATAATGGCAAGAGGTGGAAACAGACCTACAGCACCACAAAATAATCCTATGAACGTTAACGGACGTGGTGGTAATGGTCAAAGCGGTGACGCTACACAAGCAGCCAGATACGTCCCAGGTCTCCCATACGGAGAGGGGCAAGCACTTATGGAAACACAAGGAGCAGCCCCTTTGGCTGCGGCTCCGAGTATTGAACAATCAGGTATGCCTTCGGGCCTCGCATCAGCCGCAGCCTCACAACCCGTTATTGGTTTAAATGAACCTTCAGCACGCCCCAATGAACCAGTTACTGCTGGTGCAGGGATGGGTGCAGGTCCAGGTATGGATGCACTTGGTCCAAGTCCTGACCAAACTTTCAATAAACAATTACAAGCAGACAATCAACGTCTCGTACAATATTTACCTTCCCTTGAGCAAATGGCTAATGACCCATCTGCCTCTAACACTTTCCGTAATTTTATTCAATACTTGAAGAGCATCGCATAGATGAGCCAGTTTTCTGAACGCTTTGATACAGCAATTCAGGTTTTAGGTTTTCCGTTAGGTTCTGTTGCTTTTGATTTAGCCAGAACACCTAATATGACCGATGACCAATTTAATGACTTATTAGAAACTTTAACTAAACCAGAAGGAGCATAACTTTTCGTGGGTGCTCTAACTGACTTTTTAACTTCTAATCGTATCGGTGCAGCAATTGGTAATGTTCTTACAAAAAATGTTGCTCCCAGAGTTGCTGATGTTTTTAACTCACCTCTTGGTTCTATCATTAAAGGTGCAGATAAAGCAATTGAAACTGTTGTTCGTGACCCTGTTGGTGCAGTTAACCTTGGTGCAGCATATGCTCAACGTAAAGAATTTGATAAAGTTAAACAAGCATATAAGGCTACTGACCGTATTTCTTACGGTGAAGCAACAGCATATAACCTTGCACAAACCTTTAAAGGTTTTAACTCTTTAACTAATCCAGCAATTAAAGCCGCTGGTGGTCAACAAGCCCTTGATAAGGCTTATGAGTTGATGCCTTTACTTAATCCAAACTATGATGTTATGGATGAAAAACAACGCCAAGCAGCACAAGATAGTCCTTACTACCAAATCCTTACAGGTTTAACTGATATTGGTTTAGAATATTTAACAAGTGCTGGTACTGGTCTTGTTTTTAAAGGTTTACGTAAAGCATCAGAATTAACACGTGCACCACTTACCGCTGAAACTATTAAGGCTTTAGAAACTGATGCTTTTAAAGGTGTTAATGATATTACAACACAATTAAATAATGGTGCAAATGTTGATGACATTATTCCATCTAACGGTATCAGTGTTCATATTCTTGATATGTACAAAAAGAATGACCCATTAGAATTATTATCTAACCCTGTTGTTGCACGTTCAAGTAATCCTCGTCTTCTTTCACAACTTGGTGCCGCAACTAAAAGTATTGATGAAGCAAGAGATATTATTCTTGCTGACCTTGGTTCTGTTGCTGCTGCTAATAGACTTAGCCCTTCTTTAAAAGATTCAATCACTCTTTCTAAACAACCTGTTGATTTACAAAAAGGAAATGAATTAACACCTAATAATCGTTTAAATCCAGATAACATTGTTGATGGTGCAGAGGGAGACCAATTAAGAAACGTTCTTGATGACATTATTGCACGTAACCCTAATCTTACTAATGAATGGAAAGATTGGTACGGTAAAGTTTCTATAGGTGCAGGTAACGTTTCCTGGGCACCTTCAAAGTTTAGTTTTGTTGAACAATTAAACAAAGCAAAAACAAGTCTTAAAACTGAACGTCTTCTTGGTAGAGGTTCTAAACAAATAAATGAAACCATTATTGGTGGTGGAGAGTTCAGACCTTTCCGTGTTTTAACTCTGGCAACTACACGTCTTCGTCCACGTGGTTATATTGAACTTACAGGTTTACGCCCTATGGATAGTGTTGAAGAAATATCTGCAATGCTACAAATGTCTCCAACTTTACGTAAAGCAAAGTATGCAGATTTTCGTGCTAATGCTATTAGAACTTGGTTGGCTGCCCCAGCAGATGAAGCACGCAGAGCCGCTGTTTTAAAACAAATTGAACGTGATGCTGTTAAAACTATTGCTAACGATATTGCTGAAAAAATAGGTTTAAAAGTAGACGATATTGATATTGATACTCCTATGCAAAACGTTATTAATAAACGTGATGGCATTAGAGAAAAAATTAAGAACACACAAAACGGTATTGTTACTAAAGAAGCCGATGGTGCTGAAGTAACTGCTGTTGATGAGAACATTAAAGTTAAACTTGCTTCTAGTATTCCTATGCTTGATATGCGTATTATGGAAAATAATCTAGAATCATTACTTAGAAGTAGTATATCTTTAAAAAGTTTTACTTCAAAAATAGGTTCTTTACCTATTGCTGGTGATGCTTTTGAGCGTGCTTTTTCTGCAGCAGTTCTTATTCGCCCAGGTTATATTCCTAAGAACTCTATGTTTGAACCTTTTGTTCGCATTCTTGGTCGTATGCACGATGCTACTTTGCCACAGATTTATGGTAAAGAAAAGTTTGCTACAAGAGTTCTTGATTCTGATACAGGCGAATATTCTTTTAAACAACTTGACATTATGGGTGAAGATGTAATTGGTGGTGGCGCACTACGCCAAGAAATAGACCCATCATTAACACTTGCAAACGTAACGCAACCAGGTGTTTATGAAAGAACCGCACGTAAATCTTTTACAACAACACCTGTTAATCCAAACTTTACAACTGTTAATCCTAGACTTATTAAAAAATATTGGGGCGAATACTCACAACAAATACAGGTTATGAAAAATGACCCTATTATTGGCCGTGTTATGTCAGGTTTATCAGATGATGACATCGTTAAATATATGGTACGTGATTTAGAGCAACGTGGAAATTTTAGTGATTTTTACCGTCTTGCTAGTGAAAAAGCAATGTCAAAGAAAGATAAGACACCAGACCTTTCAACCAATGGTGCGTATGAATTATTAGATGAATCAAAAACGGTTATTAATAATTTGATACCTGATAAGGCTATTCAAAAGAAAATTATTGACGATAGAGAAATCTTTAAAGCAAAAAAAGCAGAAGAACTTCTTAAAGGTAAAAACGTTCCAACACTTGATATAAGTTTAGATGCTTTGCCAGGTATGGATTCATTCTTTTCTAGTACAGCAAATCTTTACCAAAAAGGTATTAATAAAGGTTTTAGAGCAATTGCTAAACCTGAATCAGCATTGTTTCGTAATCCTTATGGAAGATATTATGGTAATCAAGCCGTTAAACTTATGGTTGAAAATGCTCAACGTAACGGTATTGAAATTACTTCAGATATGTGGCAAAACCGAATAAGACCTATTGCACAAGAATATGCTTTAAAACAAGTTGAAGACACATTCTACGCAATTAGACGTATGAACAATGTTCAATACTATTCACGTTTTCTTCTTGGTTTTCCTAACGCAATGTTTAACTCTGTTAAGTTTTGGGTTAAAGCAGGGTTTGCTAACCCTTACAACTTTGCTCTACTTGAACAAATTCGTACATCACCTTGGGCTGTAGGTATGGTTGTTGACGAAGATGGCAATAAAATTTCTTATGAAGAAGCAGATGCGGAAAACAAAAGTTCTTACTTAGTTTTACCATTCTTTAATAAACCTGGTGCTCAAGCATTTGTTTACAAAATGAACACTAGCCAATTAAACTTTTTAACTAACGGACCTTCACCTAACTGGTTAGGTCAAGTTGCTTTAAACACAGCAGTTCAAAAGTTTCCAAACCTTGAAACCCAAATTAAAGGTGCTGTTGGTGAAAAACTTTACAACCAATTAATATTTGGTGGTGTACCACGTGGTATGATTCCTGCTGCTAAAGATAGCGAAGGTTCTACCGCAACACAAGCATTAACATCAGCAGTTTCAGGTGTCATTGAACAGGTATTTGTTGCTGGTTCTCTGAAGGCTCTTATTGAATATGTTGGTTTTGGTTTACAGGTTAAATTTGATAAAGACAAAGTTGTATTTCGTAAAGACGCTGTAGCAACAACTCTTTGGTCAATGCACAATGCTAGACGTATGCAATGGGAACTTAATAACCCTGATGGTCCAGAACCAGATATTAATGAATCTATTGATTTAACTTTAAATCTTATGCTTTCAAGACTTCTTCGTAAAATATTTAGTCCTCTTGGTGTTACTGACCAACCAACATCAATTATTTACCGTGACGAATTTGACCGTATGGAATTAAATTACGTTAACAACCCACAGTTGTTAGCAGATAGACCAGGTGTTGCACCTTATCAAGCAGCACTTCAAGATTTTATTATAATGTACGGTGAGGAAGCAGTTCGCAATCTTATCACTGGCACTAAGTATAAAACAAGTATTGCACCTGAACAAGTTGCTGCAGGTAGATTGAAGTCTTATGATTGGCTTCAAGATTGGGCTGGTCAAAACCCTGAGATACGTGTACCTGTTGTTGGTATGGTTTTAAACCCTGTTGTTCCTGGTGATTATTCTCCTGCTGCTAGTGCTAATCTTAAAATTAGTACCATTGGTGGTGTACCAATATTTGAAGGTAATAAAACTTTTGCTGAACGTGAAGCAGACGCTAAGATTGAAGATGGTTGGCGTGAGTATGACCGCATCACTAAAGAACGTGATGCCTACCTTGCTGGTCGCCCAAGTAAGTCTTTAACTGCTAATTCTAATTCTGATGTTCGTGCTTGGTATCGTGACCAACTTTACAATGATGCTGATGGTTTGGCTGTTCGTAATCCTCAGTGGGTTGAAACTTTTGGTAACACTTCAGATACTTTTACTGAAGGTTTAAATCTTATTAATGTTGCTTTAAGTAATGAGAAGTTTATTAATGATATTAGTAAGAGTGCCCCTGAGCAATCTTTGTGGGATACTGTAAGAGTTTGGCGTGATGGTAGAGATTCTATTTTTACAGAGTGGAATTTGTTACCTGCTAATAGTCCTAGACGTAAACAAATTCGTTTACAGTATGAGGCTTTCATTTTTGATTTAGCGCAAAGTAACACTTATTTTGCTGATTTTGCTAACAGGTACCTTGTTGGGGACCCTATGGCTGACATTAAAGAAATACTTGGAGAATAATGGCTATTAGAAAAGACCCTAAACCAGGTTTACCTGCGCCTAGAGTAACTGGTTCTACCGGACCTACTGGTCCTGTTCAAGGACCTATTAACCCTAAAGGTTCTGCTACTGGTAGCACAGGTTCTAAAGATAAAAAACCTTCAGATTTTATTGCTGGTGATGGTGGTGTTTATGGTACAAAACTTGACCCAATGGCACCTGTTACTATTAGTGGTAAAAAGTTTGCATCTGGTACAGAAGCAGCCAATTATTTAATCCAATTAAAATACACTGGTCAAATTGCTGAATACAATCGTATTTCTAATTTACTTAATGCAGCATACGGTAAAAAGGGTAACAGTCAAAGTAATTTTGAATCCGCTCTTGCTAAAGCACAACGTGCAGGTGTTGACTTTGATGTTATTCTTGCTACTGATGCTTTAAACAATCCTGATATTGCTGCTAATGCACAATCATTAGCAAACATTGTTCGCAGTGTTCAACGCACAGCAACCAAATATGGTATTAGTTTATCTGACGCTGAAACCAAAAACCTTGCTGCACAATCTATTCAACAAGGTTGGGATGCTGCAACTCTTGGTGAAGAAGTTGCACGTAAAGGCCGTGTTGCTGGTACAAGTGGTGAGTCCGCTAAAGCCATTGATGATTTACGTGAATACGCTAACGCTTACGGTATCAAATATAATGATGAATGGTATGCTAACGCAACTAAGGCTGTTCTTGAAGGTCGTGAAAGTTTAGAGACTTTCCAAAACACTATTCGTGATGTTGCTAAATCTCGTTACAGTGGGTTTGCTTCTCAGATTGATGCAGGTTTGACAACTAAACAGGCTGCTTCTCCTTACATTCAATCTATGGCTTCCATTCTTGAACTTGACCCTAATGCTGTTAACCTTGATGACCCTACTATTTCTAAGGCTTTGACTGGTGTTAATGACCAGGGTGCACCTACTGTTATGCCGTTGTGGCAATTTGAACGTGATTTGAAAAAAGATACTCGTTGGCGTTATACAAAGAATGCTCAAGATGAACTTCTTGGTACCGGTATGCAAGTTTTGAGAGACTTAGGATTTGAGGCGTAATGGCAACTGCTGAAGAGATTCGTAATGCTGCACGTGCTAAAGCAGGTATGGCTGAAGCACAAGCCAATGCTGCTAAAACTTCTGCAGCCAATGCTGCTGCCGCTAAGGCTAAGGCTAAGGCTGCCGCTGATGCTGCTAAGGCTAAAACTAAAGCAGAACTTGCTGCACAATCTGCTAAAGATAAAGCCACTGCTGATGCCGCTGCTGCGGCTGAGGCTGAAAGACTTCGTAACAGATTAGTTATTGATGATACTGAAGACCGTTTAGACTCTATTGCATACTTGCAAGACTTGTTTGCACAATACGGTCTTGGTTCTTTGGCTAACACTATTGTTGATTTAAAACAACAAGGTTTAACTGACCGTGTTGTTTCCATTAAACTTAAAGAAACCCCAGAATTTAAACAACGTTTCATTGGTAATGAGAACCGCCGTAAGGCTGGTTTGCAACCTTTAACACCTGCTGAGTATCTTTCTGCTGAAGCATCATACAAAAAGGTTATGCGTGACTCACAACTGCCTTCAGGTTTCTATGACCAACCTGATGATTTTGCTAAATTCCTTGGTAATGATGTTTCACCATCAGAACTACAATCACGTGTTGAAATAGCAAACCAATCCATTCAGAACGCTGACCCGTTCTACACTGACTCTCTACGTAAACTTTACGGTTTACAATCAGGGGATATGTTGGCTTATGCCCTTGACCCTGAACGTGCACTACCGTTCATCACACGTCAACAGAAGGCTGCACAGTTTGGTGCAGAAGCAGCACGCCAAGGATTACAAGTAACAACACCTATGGCTGAAACTTACACAGGTCAACTTGGTGTTACACAAGAACAAGCCCGTCAAGGTTTTGAACAAGTGGCACAAGTGTTACCTACTGCTGAGAAACTTTCACAAATAACTGCTGGTGCTCAACCTGTTGGTATGGGAGAAGTAACAAGTGCAGTGTTTGGTGGGGCAGGTTCTGCTGAATACAAACAAAGAATACAAAAACTTTCTGAACAAGAACAATCAAGATTTGCTGGCCAAGCAGGCATAGGTAGAGGCTCTCTATCACGCGGCACATCAGGCCAGTACTAAAACCTACTAGACGCACCGGCATCTAGAAGCGTAACCGAAGCCCGGTAGTACAAGCCAACACAGATTCCCCTGTTTGTGTATGTGGTGTACGACAACTTAATGAAAGGGAGTGGCTGCAATGGCCAACCAATACGAATACGAAGACGAAACAGAAGAACAAGATAACGGCCCAGCCGAACTTCGCAAGGCGTTAAAGAAAGCACAAAAAGAACGTGAAGCCATTGAGGCTGAACTATCCAAACTGCGTTCCGATATGCGTTCTCGTTCCGTTAAAGATGTATTGGCCGCAAAAGGTGTATCAGATAAATTAGCGAAACTTATTCCTAGTGATGTTGACACACCTGAACAGATTGATGCTTGGTTAAACGAATACAGTGATGTATTCGGTATTCAACCAGTTGAACCTGTTCAACCGTCCGTAGATGAAGAAACCGTAAGAGATAATCAACGTATCAACAATGTGACTTCAACAGCACAGAACCCTTCAGGTGAGCAATCACAGCACCAAAAGGTTATGGCTGCGAAGACCAAAGATGAACTTGACCAACTTCTTTTCGGTCAATCACTTGGGCGTTAAACCGCAACTACTATCAACCTTGAAAGAGGTGAACTAAATTGGCCGAAAATTATACAAGCACTAGCACCGCGTCCCTTGGAACTTCCTTGGTACAAACCGCTTATGACCGCTATGTAGAATTTGCGCTTCGTGCAATGCCGCTTATCCGCGATGTTGCAGACAAGAAGCCAACCCAACAGGCTATGCCAGGTTCATCTGTCGTATTCCAGTTATACACTGATTTATCGGCAGTAACCGGCACTTTGACTGAAACAACTGACCCAGATTCAGTTGCCTTGGGTAATACAAGCAGCGTAACCGTAACTCTTAACGAATACGGTAATGCTGCAATCGCAACACGCAAGTTAGAACTGTTCTCGTTGTCTGATGTTGACCCAGCAATTGCTGACATCATCGCATTCAATATGGCAGATTCTATTGACGGTTTTGCACAAACAGTGCTACGTCAAGGCTCAAACGTTATTTACTCAGGTGGTGGGTCAACAACTACTGGTGTTACCGGTGGTTCAAATTCACAAATCACTTCAGCAAATGTTCGTAGAGCCATTGCTAAGTTGCGTACCAACAAAGCAGTTCCCCGTATGGGCGAATTGTACTGGGTTGGTATACATCCTGAAGTTTCACACGATTTACGTGCTGAAACAGGCGCAGGCGGATGGCGCGAAGCACACGTTTACAACGAATCAGGTGCTGGCAATCTTTGGCCAGGCTCAATCGGTGTTTACGAAGGTGCAATGTTCGTAGAATCACCACGTTTGTACAATGCTACAGACGGTGGTTCAAGCGCACGTGTATTCCGTACACTTGTTTGTGGTAAGCAAGCATTGGCTGAAGCCGTTGCTGAAGAGCCACACGTAGTGATTGGTCCTGTGACCGATAAGTTAATGCGTTTCCGTCCAATCGGATGGTACGGCGTTCTTGGATTCTCTCGCTACCGCGAAGCATCCCTGTTCCGCATTGAGTCAACCTCAAGCATCAACAACTCCTAATTCGTTAGGAACAATTGTGACCCCCGCTTTCGGGTGGGGGTTACACCTTTTAAGGAGAACAATGGCATATTACTTTTTACCACCTACTGTTGCTGAAGGTCCTGCCGGTGGTGGCGCATTGTTTTATAGATATAAGTTAACTAGGGCTAATAGTGTTTTACAAAGAACTGACGGTTCTTATTATAGTGTTCGTACACCAAGCGTTGATGAAACACAATCCGCTTTGTACTACTATCCAGGTGGACACAAGAATTTGATTTCTGAAAGTGAACGTACAAGTTTAATTGCTGCCGGTTACGGCGCTTACATAATAGAGGAATAGATGACACCAGGTAGATATAATATGAAAGTGTATCAAGGCTCAACTTTTAGTCTTGCACCTCAATGGAAAATTGATGGTGAATATGTTGATGTTACCGGTTACACTGCCGCTATGGATGTTAAGAACTCTCCTACTTCCGAAACAACTATTGTTGTTTTGTCAACAGATAATGGTCGTATCACTGTTGGTACAACTAACGGTAAATTTACTTTAAGTCTTTCTGCTGCTACAACTACTGGTTTGGCTGCAGGTCAATACGTTTATGATTTGGAAGTTACTTCTCCTGGTGGTGTTGTTACTCGTTTGCTTGAGGGTGGCTTTACTGTTTATGAAGGGGTTACTTCTTAATGACAACAGTTTTTTCTACAGCAGTTGTTGAAATCCCAACAACAACCACAACTCTTAATGTTGAATATGAAGAGACTGTTATTGTTGAACTTGGTGTTATTGGCCCACAAGGTATCACTGGCTCTGTTGGTGTTACTGGTGCAACCGGTCAATCTATTACTGGTTCCACTGGTCCTACCGGTGGTACTGGACCAACGGGTCCTACTGGTTCTCAAGGCGATACTGGCCCAACGGGTTCTGTTGGCGCTACCGGTGTTACTGGTGGTACTGGCGCAACTGGACCTACAGGTCCCACAGGTTCTACAGGTTTAACAGGTAATACAGGTAGTACTGGTCCTACAGGTTCACAAGGCTCTACAGGTGCTACAGGCTCTACCGGTCCTACTGGTGCTGATTCCACTGTTGCGGGTCCTACAGGCCCTACAGGGGTCACAGGAGCCACTGGAGCAGGTACAACGGGTGCTACTGGTCCAACAGGTTTAACTGGTCCTACAGGACCTACTGGTGCTGATGGTTTCCTTGGTGGCACAGGTGCCACCGGTGCAACCGGTGCAACTGGTGTTACTGGGGTAACAGGTTCAACCGGTCCGACTGGACCAACAGGTGCTAACGGAACTATTGGTGTTGACGGTGCAACTGGTGCTACCGGTGCGACTGGTGCCACGGGTTCTACTGGTCCGACTGGCCCTTTGCCTGCCTATCAAACGTCTGCTCCTTCTGCTACTATTACTGGTACATTGTGGATTGATTCTGATGCTACAGCATCTAGTTTGAATCAGAACGATTTTATTTTGAAGACTGAACTTTATAATGAGGGTATTCATCCGTTTATGTTAGGTGGAATGTAATTATGCCGAAACCTATGTATGTTTGGTCTGGTTCTGCGTGGGTGAGTGTTGCTTCTGAGGTTGAGTCTTTGGCTGGTTATGCCACACAATCTTATGCTGCTGCTCAACCTGGTATGAAAATGATTGTACCAACATCTATTACTGTTGGTAGCGGTTCAGGTTCTGTTGATACTAATGGTGCTGTTACATTTTCTGCTGCTTCAACAGTTTCTATTAATGGATGTTTTTCAAGCACTTACGATAATTATCAAATTATTGTAACTAATTTAACAAACTCTACTAATTCAAACATTCAATTTAGAATGAGAGTTGCTGGGGTAGATGCCTCTGGTTCTGCTACTTATAAGTATCAAGGTTTTTATTCAGATGGTGGCACATTAGGAAACGAATCTTACAGCACAACTCAATGGGGATTAGGTATTGCAAATACAACTCCAACTGGAATGATTGACTTTAGTTTGTATGAACCATTTTTAGCGCGTGCAACTAAAATGAAATCTATGGCTTGGGATGCGCCTGCTGAGCAAACATTGGTTTATACAGGTACTCACACTCCTGCTACTTCTTATGATGGTTTTACAACTTTGAACAACTCTGGTACGATAACTGGCACTATTAGAATTTACGGATACAAAAACTAATGACTAAACCATTATACTTTTACAACGGAACAACATTTGAAGAAATAGGACCAACAACACCACAATCACCAATCGCCTACCAAACAAGTGCACCAACAGGACCCGCAACAGGCGACCTGTGGATAGACTCCGATGGGGATGTTGACACATACAACCGTCAACTAACCAGATACTACTTTGTTGCAACAGCAGCACAAACCACAATCAGTGGTGTAGACGCAAACGGTTTAACCCTTGCATATGTTGCAGGGTCAGAGGCTGTGTATGTGAATGGTGCTTTGCAGGTTCGTGGTCAGGATTACACTGCCACTAATGGTACTTCTGTTACTGGTTTGACAGCGTTGGCTGTTAATGATGTTGTTGAAATTTTTGCTTACACTGCGTTCACTGTGGCTAATGCTTATACTAAAGCGGAGTCTGATTCTTTGGTTGGTGCCGCACCTGGTTTAAAACTTCTTGTGCCAACAAGTGTAGCAGTAGGTTCAGGTACTAGTTCCATTAACGCCGCTGGCACAGTAACTTTTAGTAGTTCTTCTTCTGTTTCATTAAATGGTTGTTTTAGCGCTACCTATGATGCTTATAAAATTGTTTTGTCTATAAATGCTAATACAAGTGGTGACTTAAAGTTAAGGTTACGTGTAGCAGGTACAGATTTATCTGGTTCAGTTTATGCTTACCATTACACTATGTCAGGAAACTCTTCTCAAACAAGTTATGATTACATAAGAAGTGCAGGTTATACAACCTCTTTAACTTTTGGAACTGTAACTGTAAGTTCAGATAGTTTTGTTACTTTTGATACTTTGAATCCATTTTTAACAAAAAGTACCAGTGTACTTGCACAGGGTAACAATGTTGGTGGAACTGATATTCAAATAATTTACGGTGGTGGGCGTGTAAATAACACAACTTCTTATGATGGTTTTACTTTTTATAATTCTGGTGGTGGTACTTTTACTGGTACTATTCAAGTTTATGGTTACAAGGATTAAGGGGAGATAATGACTCGTTCTAGGCAAACGGCTGACTGGGGTTCACGTGCAGGGTTGGCTAAGATTGTTCCGTCTTCTGTTGCTGTCGGTTCAGGCACAGGGTCAGCATCAACACTTGGTACTGTAACTTTTAGTGGTGCTTCAAGTGTTTCATTAAATGGTGTATTTAGTTCAACTTATACAAATTATAAAATTTTACTTAGCGATTTACAAGGTAGTGCTGTTATTAATTTAAGATTAAGAGCAGCAGGAAGTGATTTGGCTACAGGAATTTATGATTTTCAAGAATTAGGTGGAGATGGTTCTTCAGCATCAGCAGGTCGCTCCACAGCACAGACTTCAACTCGTATTGGTTTGGTAAGCACAAGTTTGAGATATTCTGGTATAAGTTGTGAAATTTTTAATCCTAATTCAACTGTTGCAAATAAAGGTTTTCAATCTGCAAGTAATTGGTATGAAACTAGTAAAGGTACAAGAACATTATTATTTTATGGTAGTGCTGATACAACAACGGCTTGTGATGGTTTCACGGTTTTAACAAGTTCAGGAAATCTAACAGCAAATCTTTCAGTTTACGGTTACAACTAACAAAAGGAAAACAAATGCCAAAACCAGCAATAGACATAACACCAGCAGACAGCGCAGTACCAGTGTTCCTAGAGGAACCAACTGATGCAGAAATCGCTGAACGTCAAGCACAACACGAAGCACAAGAAGAAGCCAAAACAGCACGTGAAACAGTTCGCGAATCTGCTCTAGCAAAACTTGCAGCACTTGGTTTAACAGAAGAAGAACTAGCAACACTTTCAGTCTAAACATATTGGGGACGATATGAAAATAGCAGCATACACAATTGCTTTAAATGAAGAGAAACACGTAATGCGATGGTTGGAAGCAACCAAAGACGCAGACCTACGTGTGGTAGCAGACACAGGTTCAACAGACAAAACCGTTGCCCTACTACAAGCAGCACCGAATGTTATCGTGCACCAAATATCAATTAAACCTTTCAGGTTTGATGATGCCCGCAACGCAGCCCTAGCACTAATACCAGATGATATAGACATTTGTTTGTCCCTGGATATGGATGAGATACCTGAGAAGGGTTTCTTTCATACTGTGCGTGAGACGTGGGAACCTGACACTGACCGTGGTTGGGTGTGGTGGGACACTGGTAACAAGTGGCGCAACAATAATAGGCTTCACCGTAGGCACGGGTATCGTTGGATTAAACCTTGCCACGAAGTAACTTTCAAATATACACCGGGTGATGAAAAAACTTTAGAGTACGATTTGACAGTGTTTCATAAACCTGATGATACTAAGGCTAGAACTTATTATTTGCCTATGCTTGAGGGTGCTGTGCACGAAGACCCACGCGATGCACGTATGTGGGCTTATTTAACACGTGAATACTATTTTCACAAAATGTGGGACAAAGTTATTGAAACCGCTTTTGCAACATTGAATGCTGGTGGATGGTATGTTGAACGCTCTGCTGTGTGTCGTGCTGCTGGTCAGGCTTCACAGGAACTTGGTAAGAATGAGGATGCTCTTAAATGGTTTCAAAGAAGTATTAAAGAAAACCCTACAGAGTTAGAACCTTGGTTCAGTTTTGCACAGTTCTCTTACACTGTTAGCAACTGGCAAGGATGCTGGGACGCTGCAAGTAAAATTAACGAACTTGAACCAACATCACATTACTTAAACGACAAGTCCATTTGGGATTGGCGTTGTTATGATTTGCTTTCTGTTTCAGGTTGGCAACTTGGTAAAAAAGATGAGGCTGTTAAGTTTGCAAGAATGGCTTTGGAAGCAAACCCTACGGACGGGCGCTTACAAGATAACTTGAAGTGGTTGGAGGAAAACTATGTCGCTGCACAGGCAGAGAACGCATCCTGAGTTTGTTGAAGGATGTTTTGGTTGTAAGGCTGCAACGTTAGAGTTGCATCCTGGTGATGCTGCACATATGCGTGAGGTGCCCCGTAAGAAGTGGGACGCTGAATTGAATGCTTATGCTGATGCTAGACGTCAAGGTATTCAACCTGCTGGTACTTCTATGAAGGCTATTAAGGATGCACATAAGGCTAGTGAGAATCTTGGCAGAGCCTACAATGGTGAGAAGATGCCACCGGCGCACAGGCTTGCTAACAAAAGTGTAACTAAGGCTATGAATAAACTGGGTATGTAGTGCCTGAGTTAAACGCAAACATTCCCCCTATTGATTGTTATGTTCGTGGTAATTTTCTTCGTAACCAAGAAGATTCACACGACAAGTATTTTGAATGTGTAATCTTTGGTGTGTCAAGTGTGCAAAACCGTTCCCCTTTGTTTCATTTTATGATGGAAGATGGCGGACTTTGGTGGCGTATGCCTATCAACGCTTTCTGTAAAGAACCTGGTACACCAGAGGTTGATTTACACGAACTTGTTTTATGGAACTCTTTTAGTCCTAATGTTGCTGTAACTAAGTTTGCTAATTTGGCAAACCTTAAAATGAGTTACAAAGACCGCAACAAAAATGTTGTTCAAGGTAAGTATTTGTTTACTTTGGATTGGCATAATCCTGATTCTAATCGTTTAGATGATGGTTATTCTGAAACACCTAATGAACATAAATGTGGTCACGTTATCCAACGTGATGATGGCAACTTTGCCATACAACCTAACAACAGGGTTCGTGTGTTTGAACCTTCCTTTGCTAACAAGAAAGACTTAGTAATAGGAAGAATCATCAATGACCGTGTTTGGGATGTTGAAGATAAGGAAAAATAATGGCTAAATCTGCTGCTTGGCAACGTAAAGAAGGCAAGAACCCTAAAGGTGGTTTAAACGCCAAAGGTCGTGCTTCATACAACAAGGCTACAGGTGGAAACCTGAAACCTCCTGTTAAAGCAGCAGAGGCCAAAAAGTCACCTAAGTCTGCTGGTAGACGTAAGTCTTTCTGTGGTCGTATGTGTGGTATGAAATCTAAATTGACCTCTGCTAAAACTGCAAGGGACCCTAATTCACGTATCAACAAATCGTTGAGGGCGTGGGATTGTAGTTGCAAATGAAAAAGAAACCTGTTTGGGAAACAAAGAATCCTAAGAAGAAATCAACAAAGTTAACACCGGCTAAGAAATCTGCTGCTAAGGCACGTGCTAAGGCTGCAGGTCGTCCTTATCCTAATCTAATTGACAATATGGCTGTTGCGAGAAAGAAGAAATAATGCCTTACGGTTTTGCTGGCTCAACATTGGTTGACGAATTAAACAGACTTGCTAACGGTGGTGCAACTTATCCTGCACGTGACACCTATCAAGATGCACAGGGTGCAGCCAACAAATGGGCTGGCACAACCGGTCTTGGTCTTAATGGTGCTTTGAATAAGAAAGCCTCAGCCAGTCGCAGTGCTGCTAATTATAAAGGTTTGAATGCTGTATGTAATGAACTTGCGGGAACAACAGGTTTGTCTGCTATTCCTGCTCTAAGAGAGGTTGCTTCCTAATGCCAAGTTTTTCTGACCTTATTGACGAAACACTTATTGCTTTGTCAGGGTACACTCAACGCCAAGACCAATCAACCTATTTAACTGCTGCTATGACTGACACACAAACAACTATGACTGTGTCTGATGCTGCAAGTTTATCTAAAGGTCTTGTTGAAGTTGGTGACGAACTTATGTGGGTTGAGTCTTTTGACCGTTCCACTAACGTTGCAACCATTGCACCTTATGGTCGTGGTTTTCGTTCAACACAGAAAGCACCACATAGTATTGGTGATAGGGTTACTATTTCCCCAAGTTTTCCTAAAGATGTTATCCGTAAACAAATCAACAACTCTGTGTCTGGTGTGTTTCCTAGTTTGTTTGGTGTGTATTACACAACTTTTAATTTTATCTCAAGCCAAAACACTTATGAACTTCCAAATGAAGCAGACGAAATTTTGCAAGTAACTTGGCAAACAACTGGTCCTTCACAGGAATGGTTGCCTGTCAGACAATATGCTATCAATAAGAACGCTTATGTTGGTACTTTTAATACAGGTAAAACAATTAGTATTTATGATGGTATTGTTCCGGGTCGTACTGTGCACGTTGTTTATTCACGTCAACCTGAAGAAATGTTTTTATCAGGTGATGATTTTGAGGATGTAACAAAGTTGCCTTCTTATGCTAAAGAACCTGTTGTTCTTGGTGCTGCGTATCGTGTTGCAGGTTATTTGGATGTTTCCCGTTTACCAGGTCAGACCGCTGAGGTTGATGCTATTGACCAGGCTTCACCTATTGGTTCTGGTGGAACTGTTACTAGGGCTTTGTTTCAGTTGTATCAGCAAAGGCTTGCTGTTGCAAGTGCTAGACAGCAAGAAGATTTCCCAATTCGTATTAGATATGGAAGGTAAGTATGCCAGTTAATCGTTATTATTCGTCCGTTGCTATTGACACCACTTTAACCG